GCGGATATGGATGTTCCTGTTGAGGGGTATGAAATGGAAGAAGAAGATTATGGTAATGGAGCAATTTTTGATAGTATCTTTGGTGAATCAAAAGTAGACAAAGTAATTTCAAAATATTTTGAGGTTTCTAAAAAAGAAATTAGAGAAGGTAAAGAAAAACAAATCCAAGAAACAGCAAAGAAAAAAGCGGTAGTTAATCAAATTATGGAATCAGTTGTTAAAATGACTGAAACTATTGAACAAGAATTGGCTGCTAAGAAATTTGTAAAAGAAAATTTAAATTCTAAATTTGTTGGAATTACAAATAAAAAGAATTTGGTTTTTGAAACTAAAGAAGGTCAAGTAAGAATTACACCAAACGGAGATTTGATATGAGTTATTTAACTTATGTTAACGGACTAGGTCCTAACTATAAGGGAGATAATTTATACGAATTCATTTTTTCAGATAGTTTGGACGTTTGGGGAGAATCTTGGGAAAGTAAACCATCCAACGGTTATCCAACTCCACCTGAATTACAATACATTAAGAAAGTAGGAGTTCTGAGAAATACTGATTTAAAATTGGAATTGATTCAGAACTCCGATTTTTTTTGTATGATAGACGCGATGGACGATGTTGTCGCATTAGCCTGGGAAACCGAAGAATCTGAAGGACAAAAAAGAATGGTTTTTAGATTTGGAAGTTCTGAACAGGAAATTAAAGATAAACTCTACGAAAGAGATTTAATTTTAGAATTTGAAAAAAAATTAGTATATGAAAGTTAATAAAAAGGCCCTTGAATTGATTGATAAAGGTTTATCATCTAAAACAGTTAGTAAATTAACTGAATCACAAATTGATGTATTATATTCAAAATTAATAGGGGAACAAGTTACTGAAATCCCTTCTAAAGCAACTTACAAAGTTGGACCTAAGGGTGGGAGTCTACCAGCAAATCCAAAAGGTTATTCTGTTAGACAAGACCCAAATACAAAAGAGATTATTGCAACAGCGGCTGAAAGCGAACTTGGAGAGGATGATGATTTTGATTTAGATGCCGACCAAGCTTATACAGGTCAACAAGGTTCTCATGATGAATATCAGGCTTCTGATGACGGAATGGATGATGATACATCACCTGAAAATCACGATAGTAAGATGATTGGGATGTCAGAAGAAAAAGATAATCAACCAAACCCTTGGGCTATTTGTCACTCACAAGTTGGCCCAAAAAAATCAAGAAAATGGGAAAGATGTGTTAGAGAAGTAAAAAAACAATTGAAAGAAGGAAAAAATCCCGTATCTTTGTTTTTGGAAGCTCAAATAGAAAAAATAGTGGAAAAACATATACCCCCAAGAATTACAAAAGGAGATTTAATGAAGGTTCTTTCAGAATCAGAACCAACAACTGCACCAACAAAACCAAAAACAAAACCTACGACAAAACCTACGACAAGACCATCTCATCCTGGTAAAAATCCAAATCCTGGTGAGAATCCTGCTCCAAAGGCGAAAAAGAGTGAAACGAAGGAACAACAAACCGCACCAACAACAAAACCAGCCCCAACAAAACCTGGTACAAGACCCGACACAAAACCAAGACCATCTCATCCTGGTAAAAATCCAAACCCTGGTGAGAATCCTGCTCCAAAGGCGACAAAAGTTTCACCTGAACAGGCTAAAGATAAAGTGATTGATGTGATAATGAACTTATTAAAGAAATAATTTATGGCAAAGAAATTTAACGAACAAATAGACTACGGTAATAGACCTGAAAGAATGGACCCAAATTTGGAAAGAAAATTGGGAAGTCCTGAAAATATTTACGCAAGTAATCCTGCGTTACAAAAAGGAACCCAAGATGTTCAAAGATTAGTTAGTAGTAGATTTCAAAAAGTTGCTAATAAATTAAGACAAGTAACTGGAATAGAAGACCTTAGTTCTAAACAAGTTCAAGGTATGATTTACCAAGAAATGATGAGAAAACTCCCTAATATCATGAGAATAGAGGCTGCTAACAGGGATGAACTTATTGATTTAGCAAAAGAAGCGTCTTTAGATGAAGCCGAAGTTCCTGCAGATTGGTATCAAATAGAAGCAACTTTAGGTATGCCAGATACTGGTAATTTTAGGTTTGAACCTGAAGATGATAAAGAGGATGAAGAGGAAAAAGAAGAATCTTTGGAATTCCCATCTTTTGATGTTGAAGATTTAACTGACGAAGAAATTTTAGAGTTAGAAAAACACAAAAGAAATATTATTAACGCTATTATCCAAGGCGCAGCAAAAAAAGGACATTATCTTTTTCAAAAACCTGAAGTTAAAGCAAGATTAGACGCTATTGACCCATCTCTTTATAGAGATTACTTGGGTATTATGGCAATCAATGATTTCTTGTATTTTAGTATGGAACAAATGATTGAAATGATGAGTCAAACAGGTCAAGGTGTTGCAGGTAAAGTAGAATTAGGTGATGCCGATGAAGATGAGGGTGGTGAAGAAGGTGAATCACAACCTGACACAAAAATTATGGCAACAGGTATGATTTTCCCAATTCTTTGTCATGAAATTATTAAAGGATTAGAAGAAGCTAAAGGTAGACACGGATTACCAAAAGAACCAAGTCTTCGTCAAAAAGTACAAGGTCAAACTGACATTTTATCTAATGAACCAATGCAATTAAGAATTGGTCCTGAAATTGTTGAAAAAATTAGATTTGCATTACCAAATGAAATGTATGACCAAGATAATAAAGGACTAATAAACTGGTTCCATATATTGTTATATCAAATACCAGCACAAGAGTTTTTAGAAATTATTGGAAATGCCATCTCTGAAGATTCTTCAAAAGTTAAAAAAGCAACTTCAAGATTTAAAGAAATCATGAAAGAAGCTAGTGAAATGAAAGAAGAATTTGAAAACTACAAAGAAGAAGAAAATATTGATTCAGATGAGGACGACGATGATGGTTTAGGTGACTTTTTAAGTGGTTTAGGTATAACATTACCTAAATAACATTTTGTGAATAGAGAACAACTGATTATTGAAGTTACGAAGTGTATGAGGAATACACCTTATGCACTTCGTACTTACTTACAAACATACGATAATACCGTATCCAAATATGTCCCACTGGACTTATTCCCCGACCAAGTTAGTTTAATAGAAGATTACGATAATTACAATGAAAATATTGCATTGAAGTATCGTCAGGCGGGTGTATCCACCGTAACCGCGGCTTGGATATCTAAACGATTAGTATTTGCCAAAAAGAACAAACCTGAAAAAATCCTTATCATTGCCAACAAGTTAGATACCTCAATGGAGATGGCTAACAAGGTTAGAGGATTTACTGAACAATGGCCTCCGTGGGTTGGAGTAACATTTTCAAAAGAAAAGAATTCCCAAAGACATTTTAAACTTAGTAACGACTGTGAAGTAAAGGCAGTTGCGACATCAAAGGACGCTTTGAGGGGTTACACTCCTACCATACTTGTATTTGACGAAGCGGCGTTTATTGAGGCAGATTCAGATTTTTGGTCTGCGTGTATGGCATCCCTATCTACAGGGGGTAAAGTTATTGTCGTATCCACTCCAAACGGATATGACCCAATCTACTATGAAATATACGACCAGTCATTAAGAAACATGAATGATTTCAAAATATCTGAGATGTTTTGGTATCGTGACCCAAGATATACAAAAGATTTGTATATGGTTAAAACTAATGATTTGGTTCATTTCTTATTAAATAGAGAAGAATATACTGATAAGGACATTATTAACTTGTCAATGGAAAATCCATATGATAGAGACCATTCAATCGTAACTGATTATATTAGTCAGGGATATAAACCATGTTCATCATGGTTCGAAAGTATGGTTAAGAAGTTAAAATTTGACCGAAGAAAAGTTGCACAGGAATTGGAATGTAACTTCTTGGGTTCAGGTGATAATGTATTTGAATCAGAGTTGATGCAAGGTATTGCTAAAAACACTTTACGAGACCCTCAAGCTAAACTTATGGGTGGTTCATTGTGGATATTTAAAGAACCCGTAAACGGTCACAAATATGTTATGGGTGTGGATGTATCTCGTGGTGATTCCGAGGACTTTTCGTGTATCCAAATTATTGATTTTGATGAAAGAGAACAAGTATTAGAATACGTAGCAAAAATTCCACCAGATGTATTAGCTGAAATAGCGTATAAATGGGGTACAATGTATAACGCTTACTGTGTAATTGATATTACAGGAGGTATGGGTATTTCTACTGCAAGGAAGTTACAAGAGTTAAATTATCAAGGTGGTTTATATATTGATAACGTTGATACAACTAATAAGTGGAAATGGGACCCAAAAATTAACGAAAAAATTCCTGGTATTAATTTTAATTCTAAAAGGGTTCAGATTATTGCGGCATTTGAAGAAGGTGTTAGGCATGGATTTAAAGTATATTCAAATAGATTATACAATGAAATGAATACATTTATTTATATAAATGGAAGACCTGACCATCAGAAAGGACATCACGATGATTGTATTATGGGTGTTTCCATGGCATTGTATGTTGCGGAAAAATCATTCCAATCATTAGAAAAAGTAACTAATCATACTAAAGCAATGATTAACTCATGGGCAACCACGGTTAATGAAAATAAAAACTCTTCAGACTTCTTCAATCCAATGGTTCCACAAATGGGTAGAGGTAATGGTATGAATAATCAAGGTGAAGCAACCAAGGCGGACTACCAAAAATATGGGTGGTTATTTGGTTCGCGATAACTATTTATATTATCAAGGTAATTAGTAAATTTAAACTATGAGTGATAATAATTTAACGGTATGGCAGAGGTTGTCCAAAACATTTGGGCCAAACTCTTTATTAAAACAAGATTATCCAACTTTTAAGTTTGATAAAAAAGAACTTTTGCGTACTCCAAATCGCGATGATTACGAAAGAGAAAAACTCCAAGCGCAACAAACATTTTATTTAACAAATCAATGGGCCAAAGTTGAGAACAATTTATACTCTCAAGCAATTTACTATGAACCATCAAGATTATCCGCCCAGTATGATTACGAATCAATGGAATACACTCCTGAAATTTCAGCAGCGTTGGACATTTATTCTGAAGAATCTACAACAACAAACGAAGATGGTTTTATCCTTCAAATTTATTCTGAATCAAAACGTATTAAATCTGTATTAGCGGATTTATTCAACAACGCACTTGATATTAACACCAACTTACCAATGTGGACAAGAAACACTTGTAAGTATGGTGATAACTTTGTTTACCTTAAATTAGACCCTGAAAAAGGCGTTGTTGGTTGTCAACAATTACCAACAATTGAAATTGAACGTCATGAGGTTGGAGTTAGTGCAAAAATTACTGTTGATATTACTCAAGAAAAAGATGAGAACAAAAAGGCTCTTCATTTTACATGGAAAAATAGAAACATGGAGTTTCAATCATGGGAAATTGCTCACTTTAGATTATTAGGTGATGACCGAAAACTTCCTTATGGTACATCTATGTTAGAAAAAGCAAGACGTATTTGGAAACAATTATTGTTATCTGAAGATGCTATGTTAATTTATCGTACATCACGTGCACCTGAAAGAAGAATGTTTAAAGTATTCGTTGGAAACATGAATGATGATGACGTTGAAGCGTACGTAAACCGTGTTGCCAATAAGTTTAAAAGAGAACAAATTGTGGACGCTAAAACAGGAAATGTAGACATGAGATTCAACCAAATGGCGGTTGACCAAGATTACTTTATTCCTGTTCGTGACCCCGCAGCACCAGACCCAATAACAACATTACCAGGGGCAACTAACTTATCAGAGATTGCCGATATTGAATATATCCAAAAGAAATTATTAACGGCTCTTCGTGTACCTAAAGCGTTTTTAGGTTTTGAAGAAGTTGTAGGTGATGGTAAAAATTTATCATTGCAAGATATTCGTTTTGCTCGTACAATCAACAGAATTCAAAAAAGTATGATTGCGGAGTTAAATAAAATTGCAATTGTTCACTTATTCTTATTAGGGTTTGAGGATGAATTACAAAACTTTACATTAGGTTTATCTAATCCATCAACACAAGCAGATTTATTGAAAATTGATGTTTGGAAAGAAAAAGTTTTATTATATAAAGATTTAGTTGCTGACCCAGGAAATGGTATTCAACCAACATCTTCTACTTGGGCTAAGAAACACATCTTTAATTGGTCTGACGAAGAAATTAGATTGGATTTACAACAACAAAGAATTGAAAGAGCTGTTGGTGAAGAACTTAAAGCAACTCCTACGGTTATAACTAAAACAGGTTTATTTGATAATATAGATAAACTTTATGGTAACACCACAGGAGGTACTGCAACAGCAACAACTGCAACAACAGGTGGTGAAGAGTCACTTGGAGGTGGAGCAGGATTTGAAACCGCACCACCACCAGCAGGAGGAGGAGAAGAAGTTGCACCACCACCAACAGGAGGAGCTCCTGAAGGTGGAGAAGCGGCTGTAACACCAGAATCAAGAATGAAAA